GTATGGGCCAAGGCAACAAAAGATGCACTACGAATGAGAATGAAGCCAGCACTTAAATTGGTTCTAGGCTCAGAGCAAGACCCGTCAAAGACCAGACTATGGGTTATCGGTGATGACATGTTCCACGAATTCTATGACGCTTGGGAGCAAGTATATGGTAACGAAGGCTGAAGAAGCATGGAATTCTATAGGGGATAACCCCCTTGTTATAATAAGCGAAATAAGGAGAACTGTGACTGAGATTAAAGCATGGAACGAAGAAACTTCGGACTTCATTCAGGATGCGTCATTTGACGATGTAATGAACACGGCCATTAGACTTATATCAGGAGACATTCCTGATTCTGTTAAGGTAGGTCCTATTATTGTAAGGCTTCAAGCAATCAGTTTGAAGTTTAGAATTCAATATACTGCCTATATGGGGTGGAATAAAGGAACCACCGATGCAAATATGAAGAAAAATTTGTACCGACACACTTATGAAGGAATAGACCGTCTAGTAGACGCTCTTAAGTACATAGGGCGATGAAATCATGTAGCAAGTGTAAAGAAAATAAACTGGTGGAAGAGTTTCACAAGAATCGACGCGCGCCCGATGGTTTAGAATATTACTGCAAATCTTGTGTGTCAGTAAGAATGAAAGTCCAGTATAATGCCTCCTTAGAATCACGTAGAAAAGCAAGCCGAACTTCATATCACAAGAATAAAGAAAAATTAGAAGTAGAAATATTTTCATAAGATATAAAATGACTGTTGAAGAATATGACGATTTGTTATCCAGTGGCTGCTTTGTTTGTGGCTCAAAAGAAAAACTATGCATGGACCACGACCACGACTGTTGCCCGAGCCAGATATCTTGTGGGAAGTGTATTCGTGGAGTTCTATGTTGGAATCATAATTTAGGAGAAGCAAAGTTTAAGAATGTTAAAGAAATTGAAAGACTACTTGAGTATAGAAGGCAGTATGAATAAATGGAAAGGGACGGCACGCTAATGGACTTGGTAAAGATAAATGCCCACATAGCCCTTAACAGGGCGTTTGGTACGCAAGAACTAAATGACGTGCTAACAGAGGCAATGAAGCGTGAGAATAAGTTCACCCAAAAGACTTCCTTCGCCCCTTCGGGTTTAGGATATGCTGGGTCGTGCCCCCGAAAATGGTACTACGCATTTAACGGGGCCGATTATGTATACAATACAGAGGCACCAGCAATGGCGAATATGAAAGCGGGCACCGACTCCGGTGCCCGTTTGGCACAGATGCTAGGTGACGCTGGATTGCTTGTAAGCGCCGAAGGAGAAGCCCGTCTGGCCGACCCGCCGGTATTTGGATACATTGACGCTATCATCAACTGGAAAGATGAAGAAGTAGTCGTTGAGGTAAAGACATGTAAGTCATCTACTTGGAACTATCGAGTAATGAATAATACAGTACCGTCTTATCAGATGATTCAATTGCTCCTTTACATGCACATCACCAAGCATGACAAAGGGTTCTTCCTCACCGAGAACAAGGATACACACGAAATTTTTATCTTGCCCGTCAAGATGAATGAAGAGAATAAGGCACTAGTTCAAAGAGTGTTGCAATGGATGAGAGACATTAAGGACAACGCTGACAATGGCGAATTGCCCACTCGTCCATTCAATAAGTCGTCCATGCAATGCAAGGGCTGCGAAATCAGAGAAACATGCTGGTCTGGATGGACAAGAGGCAAGGTCAATGGAGAAGACCCTGCGCCAGGTACTATAACACTTCCGATTTTGGAATTATAAGGAGGTGAAATTAATGATAGGAGACGTGGCGCAATGCGCCAGAAAAGGTTGTGATATTACTTATGTAAAAAAGACCCACAATATGAAATACCATGACGCAGAATGCTGTCGTGTAGCGACAAATGAAAAGATTATGGAAAAGTATTACGACCGTAGAGCGAGAAAGTTGGGAATTGCCCGACACTGTACGGGTTGCCAAGGCAAGTTGTCGATGTATAACTCGGAAACAATCTGCAATAGTTGTTCCAAAAAGCAAGAGAATAATCGCAACAATGCAATATCAGAAATGATGTTATCTGTCCTTTGGGTTGAATGATAATGCATTGTCTTTTATAATATAAGTATGGCAATAGGCAAATTAACTAAATCAAATAAAAAGATAGTAAACAATGTATTAGGAATTGACGTATCAACCAATTCTTTTGCTTATTGTTTATTCGACCACACTGGTCCTGTCAAATGGGGTGAGGTTAATTTCACTGGTGCTAATACTTGGGAACGACTGGCAGATGGGCAAGAAAAAGTAAGAGCCATTAGAGACGATATTAAGTCAGACTTGTACGTCGTTGAGGGTGCTGTTTATGTACAGAACAAGAAGACCGTTATCTTGCTGTCTCACGCAATTGGTGCAGTAATGTCTGTGCTTGTTGGTGCTGGTGGTAGTGCTGATGAGATAAGTCCGATGACTTGGCAGAACGCAATCGGTAACAAGGCATTTACCAAGGACCAGAAGGCGGCGGTACAGAAAGCAAACCCAGGAAAGAGCGTCTCCTGGTACTCATCTCAATATAGAAAGATGAGAAAGCAAATAACAATGGACTATGTAAAAGACAAGTACAATATTACTGTTCCGAACGACAATCAGTCCGACGCAATAGCACTGGCGTCCGTGGCTTACGAGAAGTTCAAGTCTTGACTGGCCGACGAGATTGCTGTAGACTGGACTCATGTATAAATTCAAGTCAGTAGACAGATTTCAAATAGAAGGCCGTGGCCCGGTGTATGTAATTGCTTCGGACCAACTGCCCGAAGACATGTTTAATGCGGCAGAACTGTTAACTGAAGTCGTCCTGATAGACGGTCTTTATTATAAAGTCATTGGTATCGAGCAAGTGAAGTCTGAACACGTTGGCTTGCTGGTGACCGCTACGTGATTATTTGTGGAACTGGTCATAGACCAAAGCAGATACAGGAGTCGTTTGGCGAGGTTCGAGTTAAGGCCAGGGTCAAGTTGCAATACACTAAAGGCGTAGATACGTTTGTATGCGGCATGGCTGACGGTTTTGATTTGATTGCCGCCGACGCTGCTATGGAACTGGGCCTAGAGATATGGGCAGCCCGCCCCTGGACAGGTCACAAGGTGGGGTCAGACTGGTCAGAACTATACCAGCGAGTCTTGGAGTACGCTACAAAAACTGTGGTCGTTACAGAGGCAGACACGTACCCTGGTCATTGGTGCATGCACAAGCGCAACGAGTGGATGGTTGACAACTCAGACGCCGTAATGGCATACTTGAGACCAGACGTGACCAGTGGAGGAACCTTTGCATGTAGAAATTACGCAAAGAAGACCGGCGCGCCGGTAGCGAACATATATGACAACCCACCATTTTGATGAGGATACTATGACTGAGATTACAGAAGACGCGGTAATGACAGCAACAGAAAATTGGCACCTTGAGTATGAAGGTGAGCAAGAACTATTTGAATATGTATACTCTCTTACTGGTTATACATGGAACACGCCTGACTTCTGGCACTGGGCTCTCACAGGAGTGACACCCTTTGCCAAGAGTTAAACTCTACACCAGCAAGGCTTGGCTTTATAGGAAATCAGTAATTGAAAGATTGTCAGACAACGAGATTGCTGTACTGGCAAATACAAATCAGAGCACTATCAGCAGATGGATGAAGAGGCATGGCTTAAGATGAGAATTGAGAACAGAGAGCACGTCGAGACGCTGGGTCGTTTCGGCGTTGAGTCTTTTAGAGACGAGCACGGAGTGCGTGCCAAGCAGTTGAATTCATTCTGGCTTTACGTCGATGAAGAAGACCACGGATACACCAAGCATGCAATCCAAGATGGTTTTTGGGAGGCCTGGATTACTTACTGGATGGACAAGAACGTGCCCGACAATTCATGCTGCCTGGACATTGGTGCTAACCACGGTTACTACTCCATGCTGCTAGCCAACAAGGGCTGTCGTGTATATGCCTTTGAGCCGCAGGCGAAATTGGTTAGCCTAATCGAGAAGTCGGCTCTCATAAACGAGACCGACGTTACTGTTGTCGAAGCGGCGGTAGGCAAAGACGCAGGCCGCATGAGCATGATGGTTCCAATTCATCATGGTATGAATGCCACCATCTCTAACAATCACTCCTATGCCCCAGATGGTTATGGGACGGTAGACGTCGATGTCGTAGCACTCGATGATTTCGATGACGTCCCGGTTGACTTTATTAAGGTCGATGCAGAGGGTGCGGAATACCTAATCTGGCAAGGCAGCAAGAACTTCCGTAAGAAGAATCCCAATTGCCTATGGCTGATGGAATGGCGATGGGACCGATTTGACAATCCAGAAGTGTTTGGTCAGGAACTATTGGACGAATACACAGTGACTCATGTTGGTTATGACGGTAACGAATCAACAATCCACTCTGTTGACCACTTGGCTACGCGCAAGCATGAAGACTGGATGCTCGTCCTAAGGAGTAAGTAAGTGGATATTATTTGCTTGTCAGGATACGCCCGGACAGGCAAGGACGAGGTAGCCAATATCCTAGTTGAGGAACATGGCTTTAAAAGAATCGCCTTTGCAGACAAATTGCGTGATATGCTTTACGCTTTGAATCCGATAGTTCAGGCAGATTTTGGTTTTGAATTTGAGAGGAAGTGGGATGGGCCAGCATTCATCATGTTGCAAGAGGCCATTGATACCTATGGATGGAGCAATTATAAAGAAAGTGTTTTTGGTACCGAGATTCGTAGGCTGTTGCAGCGTCTAGGCACAGAGGCCGGTAGGAAAACCATGTGGGATTCTATCTGGATTGACGCAGCCCTTAAGGACATTGAGGGTAGGGTCGTTGTGACAGACGGTCGTTTTTATAACGAATTTGACGCCGTGCGCGAGCGCGGAGGGGTCGTATGGAGAATAGAAAGGCCAGGCATAGGCGCACTTAATGACCATGCCTCAGAAACAGAAGCAATAGATTATCCTCATTTCAGAAATTACATAATCAACGATGGGTCATTAGACGACCTCAAGATAATGGTAGGTGTGCTATGCGAGTAGGTTTTGATAGCGATGGAGTGCTTGACAATTTCGGAGAAGGAGTCAAAGACACTTTGCTTGCTCAAGGAAAGAGTCACCTGTGGAAGTCTGGTAAGAATAAAGACTCTTACTGGAACTTCTATGAAGACTGGGGCTGGACCTTTGCAGAGTTCAAAGAACTCTGTGACTGGGGCGTTGACAATGGTTATATATTTACCGGCCATTGGAGAGAGGGCGGTATCGAAGCAGTTGGACGTATTGCCGCTATGGGACACGAAGTAATCATTCTTACTGATAGAGCATTCGGCTCCGACCCAAGAAACAGTCAGCGCAATACCATTGAGGCATTCAGCCGAGCAGGTCTGGAATATGATGAACTGCACTTTACTCCCGACAAGACTGTTGGCAACGTAGACATTATGGTTGAGGACAAGATTGAAAACTTCCAGGCACTTGAGGCAGCCGGTGTTGAAACCTATCTCATCAATCGCCCGTGGAATAAGGCAATGGGACCTCACCCCAGAAGGCTTGACAACGTAATGCAGTACGCAGACATTGTTGAAAAGCGTACCTCGTCTATGGTATAATGATTGTATGGTTAACTATTTGTATTACAACTGCGACCGCGACGGTACTCAGGAAAGAAATGTCCCTATGGATAATAGAGACATTCAAAACTGTGAGATATGCGGTGACCCACTAGACCGTAAGATTGCATTTACAGGACTAGCGTGGAGCCCCACCAGAAACGGTGGTTACTCATGACGCTTTCTAAAAACACTAAGCCCGAGTGCAAGTTAACCACTTGCACTCGGGCTAAACGTGCTAGAGGGTATTGCAACGCTCACTATAAACAACTAATGAGCGGGAGGCCATTTAAAACTCCACGACCACTTGGTGGCTTTGGAATTATAACTGAGCATGGATACAGAAAAGTTTTTAGAAATGGAAAAATGATTGCCGAGCACCGATTAGTAATGGAAGAGTCATTAGGACGTTCTTTGCTTAAGACTGAAAGTATTCATCACAAGAACGGCATCCGAAATGACAATAGATTGGAAAATCTAGAATTATGGATTTCTCATCAACCTGCGGGACAAAGGCCAGAAGACTTAGTGGCTTGGGCCAGAGAAATTATAGCAAGGTACGGTGACTTATGAGTATTGTTGCTATAGACTCCGACAGGTTTGATGATATGGAAAAGGTTGCGGAACTTACAATGAAAGGATTTTCCGCTACTGCCATTTCTAAAGAGATGAACATGTCTAGAAAGAATGTTCTTTCTTTGCAAGAAGACTTTAAGATGGTCCTCAGTCAGGACAACGCAGCACGGGACATGGCTCACGAGCACCTGAACATGATGGGCAAGCACTTCGACAAGTTGATTAGAAAGTATTATGAACTGCTTGACGACATTGACGCGCTTGACTTTACTCATCAGGTAGCCGCTCAGCGCAACAGCGCTTTGAAAGCCATTGCTGAACTAGAGGCAAAGCGCCTGGACTCCTATCAAAAGGCTGGTCTGCTTGAGGGTGCCGAACTGGGCGATGAGTTGGCAGAGGCAGAAGAGAAGCGTGCAATTCTTATTGATATTCTCCGCAACGACCTTTGTTCAAGTTGTCGAACCAAGGTTGCTCACAAACTAGGTCAGGTAACCGGCACGGTAGAAGAAGTAAAGGTCTACGATGTAGAAGTAGTTGATGACAATGACTGACTTTCTTATGGAGGCTTTTTCAGCGGCCTCCGGTGAAGAGTGGGAAGAGCGCCCGGTAGACCTTGACACCTTTGTGACTAGCGAGGACTTTCTCAACTTCCCTCCGCTAAGCGACCACCAGCACGAGGCAATCTTGGCCGGTACACAGATTTATAAGGAAGATACGCTTATCAACCTTTATGGTCAACGCAAAGGACGAGAGCGTTTCAAGGACACATGTAACGAAGTTACACTTGCCTGGGGCAAGGGCAGCGGTAAGGATGCTTGCTCCGTTATTATGTGCGTATATGTTGCCTACCTATTGATGTGTCTTAAAGACCCTGCCAAGTACTATGGTAAGCCTAATGGTGACAACATCGACATTATGAACATTGCTGTCAATGCACAGCAGGCCAACCGAGTGTTCTTTAAAAACCTTGTCTTGCGTGTCCAGCAGTGCCCATGGTTCTATGGTAAGTACAGCGTGAAGAACGGTGAAATTAACTTCGACAAGAACATTAACGTTATCTCCGGTCACTCCGAGTCAGAGTCCCTTGAGGGTTACAACGTTATCATGGTGGTGCTTGACGAGATTTCTGGTTTTGCTCTAGAGTCTAACACTGGAAATGACCGTGCTAAGACTGCACAGTTTGTTTATGACATGCACCGTGGTTCTGTAGACTCCCGATTTGAAGAGTTCGGAAAGGTTGTTCTTCTTTCTTTCACTCGTTTCAAGGGTGACTTTATCAGCCAGAAGTACGAAGAGGCTATCGCTGAAAAAGAAACAATTGAAAGAGAGCACACCTTTAAGATTGTTGATGACCTGCCGGACGGAACCGAGGGTAACGAATTAAAGATTACCTGGGAAGAAGACATCATTACCAGGTATGCTATTCCTAATTACTACGCACAGCGACGCCCCACATGGGAAGTCAACCCCACCAAGACACTAGATGGTTTGAAGCGTGCGTTCTTTACAAACACTCCCGACGCCATGTGCCGATTCGCTTGCCAGCCAACCGACTCCGGTGACGATACCTTTATCAAGGACAAGCAAGCCATTGAGGAAAGTTTCATCTCAATGAACGGGGTAGACAATGATGGAATATTCAATGTAAACTTCCTGCCTAAACAAGACATGGATTACTATATCCACGTTGACCTTTCAAAGGTCCACGACCGCTGTGCGGTGGCAATGGCACACGTTGACAAGTGGGTCACGGATGGTGTAGGTTTGGCAACAGACGTCTACCCGTTCGTTCGCATCGACGCCATTAGATGGTGGAAGCCCTCTAAAGACAAGCCAATGGACTACAAAGAGGTAACCGACTACATATTGTCCTTGCGTAATAAAGGATTCAATGTCAAGACTGTTTCCTTCGACCGCTGGAACTCACACGACACCATGAACTTTTTGGAAGGTCGCGGTATCAATACAGAAATGTTATCCGTTGCCAACAAGCACTACGACGATTTCCTTAATGTTCTATACAGTCAAAGACTAGTCGGTCCAAAGATTCCAGAACTGGTCACAGAACTAAGGGAACTCCGATACATCAAGGATAAGATTGACCACCCAAGGTCCGGGTACAAAGACCTTTCTGACGCCATGACAGGTGCTATTTGGAATGCAATCAACTACACTAAGAAGCCAATGAACAAGACCGTTGAGATTGTAACCTTTAAGTCTATTATGCGAGACCAAGAGGCCGAAGAGCAGAGGCAGCAAGTTGACAAGTCAGCACAGATTCGTCCACCCAAGAGAAGCGTTATGCCAGAAGAATATGCTAGAGAGATGGACCGCATATCAATGAGCACAATTAAGTTGATTTAACTGGGGCTTGCCTACCGCCTGCTATCGTGGTAGAATGGGTTCCAACATCCAAGATTGGAAAGGAGCAAGTCTCGTGTCTGTATCAACAGAATCAAGTAGGGCAAAGTATTCAAGAGCAGAGTACGTCGATATTCTGCGCCTCCGAGACGGCGACATTTGCGCCTATCCTGATTGCGATGAGGTAATGGACTTTACAAGTACTGAGGAAAACAAGTCTGCAACAATTGAGCACTGGATTCCTCAGGACTACGGTAAGCAGAACGGTTGGACAATGGACGAGATTTGGGACCTTTCCAACCTAAAGTTAATGAGCAAGAAGTGCAACTCCCGGAAGTCAAACCGTGTTCCTAACGAAGACGGTAGCATTCCTCCGCGTGTTATTCGCAAGTTCCGCTACAGGCGAGACAAGCGCGCTGGGAGACCAGAACTTTGCATGGAGTGCGATAACGGACACGGACTTCTGATTGGAGAATTTTGCGCAAGTTGCGGCTGTAATGCACAGCGGTTCCCTCGCAGCGCAAAGGTTAGGTTTGCAGATTGCGAACACGAGATTCTATGGTGCTGGGTATGTTCTATTACACCCGATATGAGACCAAGCACCATAGGCACTGCCATGCGGCAGGCCGACTCCGATGAACTCGGAGAATGGTAATAGAGATTTTCAACGAAGGAGACTTATGACAGACAATAACTATACTCACCTATTGGCCGTGGTAGACCGTTCAGGCTCTATGTCGTCAATTCAAGATGACATGCGCGAAGCCTTGAATGAGTTTTTCAAGGGTCAGGCGGCAGTAGATGGTAAGTGCTTGGTGGACTATGTCCAGTTTGACACGACTGTTGAGCAGAATTATCAGGACAAGCCTGTAAAGGATGCCAAGGCTGTTCTAGAGCCTCGCGGAATGACGGCGCTCTATGATGGAATTGGTATTGGTGCATCGGCCCTTGGGAAGCGCCTTGCGGCCCTGGACGAGACGGAGAGGCCGGGTACGGTAATTGTAGTCGTTGTAACAGACGGTTATGAGAATGCATCTCAGGAGTGGTCAAGAGAGGCTGTAAAGACACTCATTGAAACCCAAGAGTCTAAGTACAATTGGGAATTCAACTTCCTGGGTGCCAACATGAACGCGGCCATGGTCGGCGCGCAGATGGGATTCAAGGGTAAGAACACCTTGACCTACAGCACCGCTCACACAGGAGCCACAATGGACTCTTTGAATATGCAGGTTACCCGCAGTCGTGGTGGAGACAAGTCCGGTTATACTGTTATTGAGAGAAACTCCTCAGTAGGAGATTGATTCTGACGTGGGGGCGAGGGTAAAGATTGAAACATGTGTCAAGGGTATTCATTGCTGGAATGTAGAGAGGGGCCGGTGTAACTACTGCAACGAAGTAGATTATTTCTTTGCAGAAACCAGTACCTTTAGAGCATTGTTTATGACAGTAGATAAACCCTCGCCCTCACACAAGAAAGTTACAATACTAGAAAGGTTGACACGCTCCAACAGGCGTGCTAAACTGTAACTAGTTAATGCTCGCTAGCACAATTGGTAGATGCGTCGGTTTCTGGTGCCGAAGGTTCTAGGTTCGACTCCTAGGCGAGCAGCGTGTTTAATGTCAATGATTTACTAGAAGACCATTCCACAAAGGTTTGGGACAACTTGCCAGGAGGTAAGATTGTCAAGCGTTGGCAAGAGAACAAGGTAAAGTATGTCGCGGTACAGTTTGAAAGAACGCCCGGAGTACTTTACAAATACCTACAAGGATGATAATGGCAGACGTAGTTCTAAGATTGAACCTGGACAGCGAAGAGGTTGAACTTACCGTAGATGGTGAAGTCGCCTTGGCATCTGGACAGGACGTTTTTGTTTCATGGGTCGGCGCTTATAATGAAAAGCATCCCTTGGAGCCGGTAGTAATAGAAACAGTTGTTCCGGAAAAGATTGTTGAACCAGAAGAGCCGGTAAAGGAGACAACTGATGAAACTCCTAGCACAGAAGATTAAAGGTTATATTCTTAGAGAATATAGCGACTATAAAACATTCAAGCGCCCTAGGCCTTGATGAAGGTTCAATTCGGCATTAAGAATTGAACCGTGGTAGAATGTCATCATGAGCCAATTAAGTGATGACATTCTACGTCTCAAAGATGAAGGTAAGACATACTCAGATATTAAAAAGATTCTGGGCTGTTCCAAGGGAACAATATCCTATTACCTAGGCGTTGGTCAAAAAGAAAAAAATCTAGTTCGTCAAAGAGACAGAAGAAATAAAGTCAAAATATTTCTTCAAGAAATAAAAAGTAAAGCAGTGTGTATAGATTGCAAAGAGAATTATCCCTATTGGATT